ATGCACATTGAATCCGGCGATACGATTCACGCGAGCTTCCACGACACCGGGCTGAGCCAGATTGGTAATGAAGCTGCGAGAGACGATATCGTCTGCAAGCAATGCGGTATTGAGGCTGGTATTGAGTACAAGGGAACGCTGGTCTTTAGGCATCTTGGCAAGGTTGCAGGCTTCGCGGATGCCCAGAATAGCCTTGTAGTCGAACTCATCCGCAGAAACGCCCTCCAGAGCGGCTGCAAAGTTGGACTTGGTAACGCAGCTGAAGATGTCGGTCAGAACATCAATAGCCAGCTGCTGTGCGGCTGTAGACACGAGCTTTTCAAGGAGGGGTACTGCCGTAGTGGCAGCTTCCTTGGCGGTCATGTGTACAGTCTTGAACTTGTGCTTGTTGAGCACAATCGGGATGGAGCTGGCCTGACTGTCGGCATTGGCGGTATAGTCACCGGCAAAGTCCGAGGACGGCGAGGGAGCTCCAACGATGGGAACTTTTACAGTATCGCCCTTGTCGGCTGAATCGGGACCGAAGTTGGTCGAGAAGATGCTCAGGGGCATCAGCTCGGTCATCCACGGCAGAAGTGCCGCCTGTGCGATACGTACGTCTTTGAGGTCTGTGAGTGTATTAGCCATAATCGTGTATGAGTGTGGGGTTAGATGTTGGAGTAAAGTTCGGCACGCTGAGCGTCAGTCAGAGAGCGCAAGAATACAGTCTGCTCACCGGGAGTCTTGATGGCAGCAAAGCGCTCGTGAAGAGATACGGCATCAGGGTCACCCTTAGTCGTTACATGTTGAGGGGCGGCAGCTGCTCCATAATACTCGGCAGCTCGTTCCTCGGCAGTCTTGGCTTCGGCTTTGAGTCGCTGTACATCTTCGAGTGCCTGGCGGTGAGCGCCCTCCATCCCTGCAAGCTGTTCGCGGGTATGAGTCAGGTTCTCGGTCAGTTCCTCGTTGGCGGCCTGTAGTGTGGCATTTTCCTGCTGCAGCGCAGTCAGCTGGGCGGTAAGCTCAGCCACCTGTGCATTGGCAGCATCGAGTTGTTCGTCTAATGTGTCCATATTAGTGTGGTGGGTGTCAAAATTGGTGGCGTATGGCGAGCTTCGCCTGTAGGGAATCAAGGTTATAGGCAAGAGCATCCACCAGCGAATGCTGCTGCGCTTCTGATCCGTAGAAAGTCTGTCCTTCCATGTCGGCTGCATCAATGTTGCGGCGGCGGGTAACAGCTTGCTTGAATGTCTCCCAAGTCGCATGCACCTGCTGGGTAAGGCGGGCTCTCTGCTCATCGGTGAGGCTGGTGCCCTCAACCCCGGTACTCTTGTACTTGCCCGCAGAGAACACTTCCACCTTAAAGCCCTCCTTTTCGTAGCGGGCGGTAGCATCCAGAATGGGAAGTATCACGCCGATGGAGCCAACGATGGCAGATGGGCTGGCGTAGATGCCATCCGTCTGACTGGCAATCCAGTAGGCAGCGGAACAACATTGCCCGGAGGTGAAAGCGTACACATGCTTGCTATCGGATAAGGCTGCTACGGCATGAGCCAGTTCCGGCGTTCCGTTGACTGTACCGCCCGGGGAATCTATGTCGAGGATAACAGTGTGGATGGTATCATCTGCAGCAGCTTGGCGTAGTGTGTCTGAGGTCTGCTGCATATCACACAGGCGAATGCCCCAGACTTCAGCCCGAGCTTTCAACTGAGGGCGAACCTGACGCATCATGGTTCCGTGAATCGGGATTACGGCAACTCCGTTCTTTGCTGCATAGGGCGCGGTAGGAGCTTCTTCTTTGCCTGTCTGAACAGGAAGAGCCGTGCCGAGGGCGGCAGCGAGATTCCGGTAGGCTTCCAGCGTAATCAGCCAGGGCTGCGTGGGGGATGCGGTTACGATGTTCATTGCGGTGAGGATTGTGTAAAGGATTGAAATAAGTCCTGCGGAGCGAGGCCATACTTGGCTGCGGTTTCGCGGATAAGTGCCATCTCCCGGGCTCGTGTCTCCAGCTCATGGTTGATGTCACAGCCCAGTTCGGCAAAGTGGTCGGTAAGCGTTTTCAGACCCGCCTTGATGTCCTCGCGATTCTGCTGGCTTTCACGCCCGGCATCGACTGTGACTCTGCGGGGAGTAACGAAATCGACCTCCGTCCAGTTTTCTGCGGGTGGCAGTTTGCCCGCCGAGATGGCATGCCCGATGACAAAGAGCCATATTGGGCGAAGCATCCGGTCGATGAGCACATTCTGTCGGTAACTAAAACGGCGGTCGGCTTTCGCAACAATAAGACGAACTCCGGCTCCTCCCACCTTGGAAGAATCGCTGGAGAACTCGTAAGGTAACAAGCCCAATGCGCTGTCGCGTTGCAGGTAATCGAGGAAGCCTTGGAACGTGGGGCTGGGCCTGTTGCTCTGAAAACTCTCCAAAGCTTCATCCGGTTGCAGCTTCACCAGCTTGCCGCCAAGGATGGTCTGTAGGAAGCCGGCATCGCTGCCGCTGGGCGTGCGGGGCGTATCAATACGGAAGTCGCGGTCATCCATATTCACCTTGTTGGTCTTGAGGACGCGAGCCACATCGGCGTTGTCCTTTACTGCATGCTTCTCCAAGGCCAGCAGTTCCATGACATCCAGCATGTGGTTGATACTGTGCTGCAAGGAGGGGAATCCGCGTAGCTGGGAAACGGCATCGGGGTCGAAGATGTGCAGGACATCGTGAGCAGCCAGATCCGTAAAGCCACCATCGTCCTTGAGCAAGCGATAGGCTACGGGCTTGCCTACGCCGGAAAGCTTTACACCATCAATGAAAGGTGACTCGGTGTTGTCGATGTCGGTTGAGCCGATGCGATGGCTTTCGATGAGCTGTATCTTAGGCTCGCCGTTTTCCAGCGTTTTGAGGATGAAGATTTCCCCATCCACGTCCAAGGCCTTACAGGCAAGGTGTTCGCATTGTATCAGGTTGAAACGGCCGGATATGTCGGCATGCCTTGCCCAGCGGGTGAAGTAGTCCAAGGCTTTCTCGTTCCAAGCGGCATCCTTGGATGCAGGCTGCGGCAGGATGCCGTCTCCAATGGAGTACAGAGCCATGCTGCCGACAATCTCGCGCAGGAAACCGCTGTTCTTTACGAGGTAGCGGCTGCGGCGTACCAGCTCGGAGCGGATACCGGGGGAAAGGTCGAGCGTTGCATCCTGCGGAGCGCTGCCCGGCACGCTTGCCCGGCGAGGCGAACGATTAGCCCCCTCAAAGACTGAGGTGGTGCCAAAGAATACACGAGCTGCAAGTCGTTGGATGAAGTTCATAAGGGGAAGCGGTAGGGGGCGCGGGATAATGAGCTGGAGGCATGGGACTCGTCATCGGCTTGGCGCTCGAAGTGAGTCAGAGCGTAGGCGCATTCCTCCAAGATGTCGGTAACGGGCATGGTGAATTGCTTGGAAACAGACGTGCTGCCATCATTCCAGCTCATGATGGTCTTACCCTCCATGAGCAGCTTTTTGGCATTGGCCTGTATCTGCTTCACTTCCTGCTCGGTGAAGCCTTTGATGAAGAGTCCTTTTGCACTCATTTCTCAAACTCGGTTCGGGCTGCTGTACTGGTGGCGTACAGGCTGAGCTGGTAATGGGGCTGGTCAACAAAGCTCGTCCACGTTCCACCCCAGGTAATGCCCGGAGTCTGAGTGTAGAGCTTGCCTACTTTCGCATACAGGGGATGGTCACCGAAGTATTCCTTACCCTTGAAGATGCCGATGTCCCAAGCAATGCCGAAGTTGTGCATGCTCTGGCCACCACGGGCTTTGGTGACGCGCGGGCGCTTACGATAGAGTGCGTCCTGTTCCTTGTAGGTGCGAGTACCGCAGATGATGCGGACATCGTACCCCTCGGCTTCAGCTACAGCCTTGGCTGCTTTGAGCCAGATGCGGGCGGCTCGCTGCGCTTCCGGGGTAAGCGTGGCAATGTTGCGCTCGGAGCGGTCATCGAAGCTGCCATACTCCGTTTTCAGGTGGGCAGCATCGTTGAGCCATTCATGGGTTGCAGCCTTGGTCTTGCGGCCATTGACGCCATCTATCTTGCCGGGCTTGTATCCGGCAAAGGTCAGCAAGCGCTGCCAGAACTGCACGTCCTTTTGCACTTGTGCCAGAGTATCAGCCATTGGTATTGTCCTCCTTGTCTTTGGTTACAATGCCGATAGCACCGGCAATGGCGATGCCAGCTGCGATAATCTGCTCTGCAAGCTCTGCGGAAATGGTAGCTCCGCAAGCGGTCACAAGGCCGATAAGGCCAAGCCACGTAGAGCGCTCCTTCAGTCGATTGAAAATGTACTTGAACATACCCTTGCGGGCATGTCAAAAACAGACACAATCTAAGCCGAAAGAGCTTGACCGAGACGGCAGAATGAACTATAATAACCACCACAAACTTTTACACTTATGGCTACTATCACCAAGAGAGAACTCGTGAATATGGTCTGCGCTCAGCTGGACAACGGCTGCACTCAGGCAGATGTACTGGAGGTTGTGCAGAAGATGGTGGATTCCATCACGGAAGCTGTCAGCAACGGCGATACTGTGGTGTTCCGCAACTTCGGTACGTTCTGCCCCAAGGAAGTGAAAGCTAAGGTCGGTCGCAACCCCAAGGACCCCGGAAAGGACGTGGCTATCCCCGCCCGCACAGTTGTGAAGTTCAAGGTCGGTAAGAACCTGAAGGACGCTGTGGCCAAGCTTTCCAAGTAAGCTCGTTTTACCACACAAAAAGAAGAGGACGTATCTGCTCAGGTGGATACGTCCTCTTTCAATTACAGCCACTTAGCTATCTTATGGGCAAATTGCCAGTTGCGGCAGGTTCGGTAGCTCTTATGCCCGATGTGCGGGTCTGCCGGGTCGATGTCCTCTTCGCTGAATGTAATCTCCTCGGCGTTCTCGATTTCAATCTCAATGCCATGGCGTGAGACTCGCAGCATGCTTCCCTCTTTCTCTCGGAATGCCAGATGGAAGTTCCGGCTCCAGACGTAGGGTGAACTCACTCCGCACAGGTAATGGTATGGGGCATCCGGCAATGGCACATTGTGCAGCTCCTGTATGCTTGGCCGGATAGAGGCGTTGTAGTCTCCGATAAGGCTATGCGCACAATGCTCACGCAGATTGACTCCGTGGACGTGTTTGAGCCAGAGATAGGAAAAGCGGCCTGATACCTGAATTGTTCGGATGATAATCATATTGGTTCAGCGTCTAGTATAGCACAATCTCGGACAATTTTCAAACTCTTTTTACACAAATCCACGTTCACTTTCAATCCTTTGCATAAGTTCAGCGGTCAGCTTTTCATGCTTATTGTGGCGGTAGTTACCGGGGTATTCCATGTTGAACTCGGTGTTGATGGCTTCCTCAATCTTCTCCCGGCTGAGCTTCTTCGGGTGGTAGGCTATGGCATAGAGCTGGGGTAGCGAGTCAGAACCGAAGAACTCGACTTTCTCGAAGTATTGCAACAGCAGCTCCCGGAGGCTTTCGTGGGTATGGAAGTGCTGCATCGTCCAGACGCCGCTGCGGTAGGTCGCGCCAAAGTTTTCTTTATCGAGGAACTGGATATCGCGGCCGTGGCTGTTGTAGGTCTTGAACGTCTTGAGACGCTCGGTAAAATTGAGCGAGCGAGTACCGATGTAGATGCGGCCGTCCTGCTTCAGCAGCGCGTTACAGGTGGTCAACACGGCATGCTCAAAGCGGCTGTTCACCACGGAATTGAGTACGCTGTCCAACACCACGGCATCATACAGGCCATTGCGGCTCAGGTCGGCATGCAGTCCATTGATTTGCTTCACGACCTCGCGGACATTCAGCACGCCCTTGTCCTGAAAGTGGGGCTCGTAGGCAAGTAGGTTGTAGCCGCGCTCGGAAAGCATCTTGGCGTAGGCACATCGCCCGGCACCGAAGTCCACAGTACGCTCGGTCTTTTTCAGCGTGGGGATAACGTGGTTCTCGTAAAGGGTGGAGACGATGAGTCGCTTCTTGCGTCCCTGCAATCGGTGCATCTGGCAATGCAGCTGGTTGTAGGACTTCACGCCCAGAGCATCGTAAAAGTATTGGCCGTAGTCGAGGCTCAGGTAACGAAGCATCTCTGCCTCCTGTTCCTGGGGAATCATGTAGCAGAGACAGGAGACGCGAAGCTGTTTGCAAGCCACAGCGTAGTCAGAGTTGAGCAACACGCGCCCATCTTCGGAACATACAACGCTGCCCCAGCTGCCATAGCGCATGATAAGCCCGCTCATGCCGTTAATGATAAGCGCATTGTTGTTGCGTTTGAACTGGATGCGCTCAGGCTCGATGTAGCAGTACGTTTCCGGCTCCAGCTCGCTACCCTCCAGATTCAGCGTGACCGGAGTCTTGTTGGTTTCGATGCTGTTGTGGAAGAGGTTGAATCGGATTTCATCGGTGCGCGTGATGTCTTGGAGTCGGATTGCTGGGCAATGGGTGATGCCTATGGCTTTCATGGCTCGGGTGCGCTGGTGGCCAGCAGTCAGGATGCCGTTCTCGCCATTGATAATGACAGGCTTAATTACGCCGAACTTCCGCAGACTCTCCTGCAGCTTGATGAACTTATCTTCATCCAGCTTACGAGGGTTGTAGTCTGCCGGGGCTAAGGCCGACAGCGGATAGGAGGGTATGAACTCCGCTTTCTTACTGTTTTCAGCTTTCATGGGTGTTCTGAGTGGTGGTGTTACGGAAGCGAGAATCGCCGTACTCCAGAAGCTCCAGTACAAGGCCGTTGTAGTTGCCGTGTTCTGCGCTGTAGTTCTTCAGCATGCGCTCAAAGCGTTCTACTTCATCCGGCTGCATGTAGGCTTTCTTGGCTCCGTAAGCAATGAACGGCATGGTGGTGACTGTGATGTCGTTATCGGCATCCAAGGGTACAGCTTCAGGGATGTCCTCGATATCCTCTGCCTGAGCCAGCATCGTGCTGATAGCTGCATCGTCAAAGCCTGTAAGTGCCAAGTCAATCTCCCCCTCCAATTCCTGCATAAGAGTGTTAAGCATCTGCTCATCCATGTTGGAGAGTTCGGCAATCTTGTTGTCGGCAATCATGTCGGCCCACTCCGCTGCCTCGTTCTCATACTCCTGATAATCGACAGGTACAGAGTCGAGTCCCAGCATTCTGGCAGCAAGCAAGCGGCCATGGCCTTTTACCACGAAGCCGGAGCGGCGGCTTACGACAATCGGATTGCGCCAGCCTTGGTGGCGTATGATTTTTGCCAGAGCGATAATCTGGTCTTCCGGGTGGCGGTTCGGGTTGCGGGGATTCTCAATCAGGGAGTCTGTTGCAACGATATCGGTGTGGGAGCAATAAATCTGTGGAGTGTCCATGCACTCCGGCGGCTTGTCAAAAAAGGAAGTTCGCTCGGCAACCGAAGCTACCGAGCGACCCAACTACCCTATGAATTGAGCATTTTAACGTCTTGCTCTTGACGGCTAGAAGAGTAACACAATAATTTTTAGGAAACAACTTTAGAAAACGTCAGCCTCGTAACATTTATGCACTCAAACATTCGATTTGTCGCTGAGTTTTGGGACTTTAACCTGCATTCGACCGCGATTTGACAGGAGTTTGACCCCGATTTGACCTCGATTTGACCTCAATTTAACTCGAAGAATCCGGTTAAATCAGGGGTTAAAGTCTCTGTTTATTCGCTTGAACTCACGCTCTCTGAGCCTACAAGCTTGAGCATGATAGCTGCGCAGACCTGCATGGCCTCACAGTCGAGATAGTGGTTCGGTCGTTCACCAATCTGTTTCCATATCCAACGGCCTTTATCGTAGGTACGGCTTTCGGAGTCCAACATGTCGAGATATTCGGTAGGCGCGTTGGATGGTACTTCCCACAGGGGCGCAGTAACATTCTTGCGCAAGCGGAAGAGTGCATCCTTTACGTTCAGGTTACTCCAGAAGTACATATCGCAGAAACTCTGACCTCCTTTGTTGTAGCCGAGGTTGATGCTACGCTTAGGCGAGTAGAATCGCTCAACAGTCTGCCCGCCGCTGGGGCGATGTGTGAACGTGTTGCGCTTATCACCCATCAGGGCAGTCCAGCCATGCTCCGCACAATGGGCATACACCTCGTACGTTGAATAGCCGGCATCCACAAAGACAAGATTCGCGCGTACCCCATACTTCTCCTGCATAGAGACAATATCCTCCCACGTCTGCACATGCGCGCAGTCCATCATGCGCGAGCTGCCATCCAACGCCCATGAGCGTACAACCACATAAAAACTTTCACGCTGCACGTCTACAGTCAGGAAGCGCAATGATATACCGCCAATATTACCCTCATTCTCCCAGGGCTCACCGATGCGGTAATCAGATGGCGTGGTTTCGATATGGTAATCCTCCTGCACATCGTTCCAAGGCAATGCGAGGCGCTTCTGGTAAAACTGCTGCAGCTGGGTATAGTCGCCTTTACGCGCCGCAGCCTTGGCGCGGAGGTACAGCTCAGCCAGCATGCCCCAGCTCATGGTGGCCAGCGCATTCCAATGAAAGCCCACGTATTCGGAAGCAGCATTAGGATTCTGAGCTACAAATCGACCTGAAGCGTTGAGATCACGCCGAACATCGTCTCTGTCCTCAAAGTGGGCTTGGCAATGGATGCAGCGCATGTAAGTGGTAGCGCGTACCTTGCGGAAGTCATAGTTACCATCAGCATCCTTGCAATCCTTTGCCCATTCAACGCAAGTCCACGAAAATGCCTGTTCCTTACCACAATGCGGACAGGTGAACATCCACTCTCTTTGGTCGGTCGTACCGAACTTGGTGTGCGTATCGTCACCATCGAAGCCGCCCTGTGAGCAGAAGATACACTTGCCCAGCCATCCGAAAGCGGTGGTACGAGCTTCAGCTTCAGCCATGTGGCCTTGCGGCCAACGCCATGTTTCGTCACCAATCAGCCAGCGGATAGAGCGGCGCTGCAGGTTGCTCTTGTTGTATGCGCCCTCCACCCATAGAGTCATGCCGTTGGCAAAGTGGATGGTGGTATTGCGCATCTTGTACTTGTCTGCCGGGTACAGGGCTTTGACTGGCTGGCAGCTATCAAAGAGCTTGCGGAGTCGTCCCTCTGCTTGGTCTTTGGCGTCATCATCGTTCTGATCCAGCCAGAGTGTAGGCCCAGGCAGGTTGGATATGATGTAGCAGAGAGCCACCTCAATCGCGGTGGACTTGGAACTCTGCACAGCAGCAATGATGGAAACAAGTCGGGTACGCGGATTCACCATTTCCTGCATGACTTCCTTGAGCATAGGAGAATGGAGGACTCGGAATCTGCCCGGGATAGGTGAATATGGGATGCTTTCAATATGGTGTTCAGCCCAAGCCCATACATCTTGGCGGTCGGGTGGAGTCCATGCTTCACGCCACAGGGCTTCCAGATATTCGTTCTCGGGCATAATCAAGAATCTGTTTGAGGGTGGCGGGGTTAATCTGCGGGGCTGTCAGGCGAATGACAGTCCAACCTTGGAGCGTGGCCGTGAGGTACTTCTCGGCATCATTGAGGAAGCCTCGGGGTGTCAGATGCCGACCTCCACTCCAAACGCCGCCCTCAATCTCAACGAGTATATGGGCATCTTCCCAAGCAAAGTCCGCACGCCAGCGGCGGGTCGGTACAAATTGATACTCGCGTTTCAGCACAGGGCCACCGAGCGCATCCCACATGCGGGCGAAGCGTTCTTCCAATACCGAGGTCTTTTGTTTAGCTTTAGGTGGCACATGCTCTGGCGGGTTGTCAAAAGTCAGGGCGTTAGGCTTTCCTTGTTGCCGCCGGAGTCCGCACATGTGCCATCGTGCAGAGCCGTCAACACTTCGTCTATCGCCTGAGCCAGAGCCTCCTGTATGCTCGGCGCATCTTTCCCGGCCAAGACAGGTGGCATCTCTTTCTCAAACTTGGAACGCAGCAGATTCACCACGCGACCGCAACGACTCAGCCATGCTTCACGCACAAGGTCTTTGCGGATGTACTCGCCCTTGCGGATAGCCAAGCGGAACTCTTTTTCGTGGATTTCTGCCATGAGCTTGCGGACTTTCAAGCCCTCTTCATCGCCGGGCTCTGTACCATCCAGCCGTTTCTCGTGCATGAACTTACGCCATGCAATGACATCGTGCGTGCCATTCGGCTTCGGCTCCGGCGCACCCTCCAGCTTACGCCAGTTGCCTATCGTTCTCCGGCATACACCCAGAGCCGCAGCCAAATCAACAACGGTCTTGGCTTCGGTAATGGTCAGGTCGCCCTTTTGGCCGGGGCTGTAGGCGATGGATTGCAACAAATCTACTTCGGCCTTGGTGAGTGTCTTTTTGGACTTCACCTTGGAGATTGCTTGCTTGATAGCATTGGCTCGGTTGACTTCAAGAACTGTATCGGCTTGGGCTGGTGTAACGATATTCGACATAAAGGGAATGCCCCTTGCGGGGCGGGGTTAAAGGTTAATGTTGTTGCTGTTTAGTATTCTTCCGGCAGTAGCGCGGTGGTTCGGCTTCTGTCCCACTCCGTGATAACCCAGAGGACTCGTCCATCTTCGAACTTGTATACGCTCATGACTCTTCCGGGGTCTTTCGGGTCGATGGCGGCATCGTTGGTCTTTTTGTCCTCCTCGCAGCAATCGCCCCAGTCGCCGTAGGAGTGGCGCTTCATGCACTTGGAAATTTCTTCTTCCGTAAAGGCTTCATTGGCTCCCATAGTTACCACAGTTTGCCCCAGCTTCACCTTAATCCGGCAGGCTTCTATGAACCACGGCGGGCGTACTGTACAGGCGGTGTGTTCCCACCAGACTTCCTCCAGCTTCTCCGGGCTTACGCCCTCTTCCGTTTCAAGGAGCAGATATCCTTTCTTGGATACATAGCCCCATTCCAGCTTGCGGGTTCCATCCTGCATCGCAAAGATGCGTACCTCGTTGGAGTGGTTGCTGGCAAAGCGGCGCGGGTATCGGAATACCAGCCCGCCGAGCTGCTTCTTCTCTTCATTCGCTGTCAGGGCTAGGAAATCCTTGCAGCCGGTGCAGACGATGATGTTCTGTAGACCGCCCGCCAGCTCCTCAGCTATCTGGAGTGCGATTTTCTGGGCTTGTGCTTCCTGTTCAGGTGTGTATTCGTTGCTCATGGATTCTGTGTTGTGTTGGTTATTCGGGGAAATTGGAAAGCCACTCCTCTTTCATGTTCTCCGGGAAGTGGTGAATGATGGTGGAGATAGGCTGTATGTCGAAGTCCTTGGTGACTCTGTACCATTCCAGCTTTCGAAGCCCATCCGGCAGGGCTATCACCCTCGCCATGTTGGCGCCGTTGTGAGTCTGGATGCTACCGAAGGTTACTGTGATGCCCCCACGATTAAAAGAGTCAGGCTCGTGAACGATAACCTGACTCTCTTTCGGTTGCTTGGATTCTCCCCAGAGTTCGTATTGCAGGGTTTCTGCATCTACCAAGGCTCCGGGCCACGCTGTCTTGATTAGCTCTTGCATATTTATAGTTAGCGGTTTATCGCTTTCTATACTGTAGCATATTGAGCGTACAAGTCCAGCAGTTTTTTTATTTTTCTTCGGCAGTAATAGACTGATTTTCTGCGTTTAAGGCTTTCAACTTCGCTGTCTCTTCCTGTATTCTGCGCGTGTGAGCCTCAAGCTCAGCGCACTGTTGCTGTGTGAAGATATGGAAGTCGATGGCTCCGTATATCACCAAGCCGCAGCCGATGAACAGCAGGATGTAGTCAAGCAAGTTGCTCTTGCGGGCGGTGGTGGCGTTGTCTGTGTTTTTGGTATTCATGATGTGTTGTGTTTAGTGTTGAGGAAATGGGAAAAGTGAGGGGCTGGAGGGAGCCGTGGAGCGCATAAAGCTTCCACCGAAAGGAGTGCAGCCGTTTGGCAACGAGCCTATGCTCATTTGCGCTCTTGGCAAGCCATCCGAGACGCTCTTTACTGAGGCGAGGTTTAGCATCTGATTTTACGAGAGTTAGATGAACTTTTCTCAGCTTGCCATGAGGGGCGCTGACGCGCCCTACAAGGCGTTGCAAAGTGGGAAAGCATAAAAAGTGTTTCGCGCGAGAAGTGCGCTCGCACAAGCCGGGGCAAGTCTAGTGATTGACAGTCAATAGATTCCTTAGATGACGATGGCCACCATGAATCCGATTTTTTGAGGCCAGAAGCCCCGTAATTCGGCTTTTGCGGCGGCTGAGCGCCCGCTGAACATCGCTTTTCATTCTTTCCATCGGCAGGTTTAGCTGGTGTCAGGCGGTGGTTACGGCTTCGTCAAGCTCCTTCAGGCGGAACATGATTTCTTCATGGTATTCCAGCAAAGGCTTCAGTAGCGCAAGCGCGGCATCGCATTGTTCGCGAGTATATTCGCAGGGCTCTTGCTTTGCTGCCCATCGGCCGAAGTTGAGAGCGTCCCACTTAGGCGGGGCATCAGGGCTCACTCGCTCCGGCAAGTCGAGAATCCCCAGGCGGTCTGGTTCTTCGCCTACAGGCGGGCGGCTCATGTCTACCTCAGGCTCAGACTTAAACTTGGTCTTGTTGAGTTGCTTGCGCAGGGCTGTACATGTCAGCTTATCCTCGGCAGCTTTCTGTAAGACTTCCTCGCGTTGGTCAGGGTCGGCATCGGTGCGGGCAATCTCTTGGTGGTGCGTAAAGGACAGACCGGGATGTCGCTTGTCTACCGGGAACTTCTTACAGGTCTGCACGATACCGCGAAGCGTATTACGCGATAAACCTGTAGCTTGCATGGCTTCCTCGTATTTACTGACTGTATGGCGATTGCCCCAGCGGCGGTCACCGAGGAGGAGAATATCACCCAGCAGCCAGCAGCTTGACTTGTTGATGGATAGCACAGTACGGAATACGGCATTGTATTCATCGGCTGTAATGTCCTCCTTGGTAATAATGAGGCCATTTCCGCTCATCTGAATACCTATCACGCCGGATTCAACAATGCCGGGCAGCATTTTGTTCTCTGCTTCATTTCTAGTCGTACGGTTAACCGTACATCTAGAATCTTCCAAGCACTCAAGCTGGCCGTCTTTTTCAAGTTTTTCTTCTGTTTCCATATATTCTGAAGCGTTGTCAAAATTAGCGGCGGCGATTGCTGAGACGATAGGCTTCACGAGAGGATTGCTTGCGCTGGTTGCCCATAGGTGGCAAGCCCAGCTGCTTCTCAATCTGCCGGACGTGGTAGTGGAAAGCTTGCTTGCTCATCCCCATCTTCTTCGCACATTCCTCGATGGTGGTGCTTCCTTGGTCAAGTAGGTAGTTGAGACAGGCGGCGCGAAGCTTCGGGTTGCCATCTTGCGTCAGAAAGGCTTGAAGCTCCTGTACATCCTGCATACCGAGCGTGGTAAGAATCTCGGCGCGATTCTTACTGAGCTTGTTGCGGAGCGGTGCTGCTACCGACTGTTCTTCGCTTTCTATTTCCATGATTTCCTGGGGCTGCATCTTGAGGGGGATGGTGTCAAGGCTTCGGCTGCTAACGTCCGTATCAGGCAAGGCCTGTAGAAGTCCTAGGGCTTCGGCGCGTTCGCGTTCAGCCGGGGAGAGAGACTCGCGCCAAGCTTTGGCTTCGGCACTCTCGTAGGCTTCCTCGTACAGCTTTCGCCGATAGGCTTCCTTGATGGCGTATAAATCGTTCTTAGACATAAGGGGGTATGGTGTCAAAGGTTGTAGGGGGTGGTAGGGACGGCATCAGGGGCGGTTGCGATTGTGACACATGACAGATGACACTTTCGTTTTTAACGAGTCCTATACACGTATATATAAATTTCACACGTATACACTTCTCATTATTCTTTTCTCCCCTATATACTTTATCTGTACAATAAAGTGTCACAAGTGTCATTGAGGGAAGAAATAGGTTAATGGCCAACAGCTTAGCGGAATGACACTTTGCTGTAACACTAGATTTCTCCAGTGTCACAGCTTCGTTAAGTGTCACGAGCCAAAGAGCCTTAGAATGGGCAAAGCTCATCGAGTTCTCCTTCCTGATTGGGGCTGTTAAGGTATTCCATGAAAGCATTGCGGTCGATAGCCCACTCCCGTGCCTTGGACTGGCGATCATAGACCAGAGGGAAGTCACCGGAGCTGGCAAGCTTGCTGATACGCCTGCCGATGCTCGTGGGCGTTACAGCCCCTCGTATCATGTCTTTCAATCCGTCCTGCAGCAGCATTTGTTGCATGAACCACGTAGACGAGCCTTTCAGCTCTTGCAAGCTCTTATCCGCATCGAAGCAGTCCTTTACAAACAGCGTCAATATCTCGCGGAACGAGGCTGTAGGGCTGGAATCTGAAGCCTCTGCAAGCAGCTCAGGGTGCAAATAATTGCGCACTCCCCATCTGGCATCACCAGCGCAATGTTCAGGTATCTCCCAGTTGAGTAGAAAGGCGCAAAGCGCCCCCATCTCCGCTTTAGCTTTAGCGGCGCCATCGGCATCATTCATAGGCTCGTCAGCGGTCTTGAACAGGCTGAGCTTATCGCGGTTGGATAGCTCGATATCTGGAAGAAGCTGGAGGGAATCGGGGTCGGTGTTGAGCGTGACAATGATGCGGCCACTCCAGTAAATCCCGGTAGCGCTCTTGTATTTGCCTTCGCAGGAATGGAAGTGGTTTGCGGCCATCTTCTTCAATGACTTAGCAAAGATGGCACGCTCGCGGTAGTCGCCCTTGGACACAGTATCATTGAGCGTCCACACGCCGCTGCCCATCAGGTGGTCATTGAAGCGAGTCTGCCCGAGGACGTACTCGCTGGCATCAACAGCACCACCCATGCTTGCACCATACAGGCACTCACTCAGGAAGTTCTTACCGCTGCCCACGGATCCTGCAATGAAGATAGTATGGCCGTTCTTCGGCTCGCCCTTGTAAGCGTTTCGGTAGGCGTATGCCCAAGCGGCCATGAATCGGTCGCGCTGGATGATATCAGGGAACAGGCGTTCCATGAATGAAGCTATCCAAGGGAAGCCATCGCCCCACTCCTGACCCTTGCTCAAATCAGGCTCATGTACGCGCAGGAAGCTGGTATTGAGTCGTGCTTCACCCTGAATATGAATGATGCGCTCCTTGCGGTAAATGAATGGACAGGCTGCCGGAAGCGTGTTGTATGTGGCAATTTTCGCTACCAACTGCTTCACCGGGCTGTCCTCACCCTCCTGTTCAGGCTTGCTGTTAAGGCCATACTTCTCTGTGGCCAGGGATTCGAAGTTCTGGCGGTTATAGGTGAGTAGGCAAGGCTTGTAGCTGCCGTCTTCCGCTCGCAGGTTGTTGCAGACGTAGAAGGTGTTATTCACCATATAGCACTCGCTCAAGGCCTTACCGAACGTGTCGGCGCGGAAAGCATCGATGAAGTCAGAGCCGAAGATGTCTGCCCACGATTGAAATGGGAATGGGCCTGTGAAGCAAATCATGCCATTCTCTTTCACTATCGCGGCGGTGGGGCAATCAGCCAGCGGATCCCAAAAGCGCACACCTCGCGCACCCAGCTCAAATGCTTTATCGCCGCCCCACTTCTTGTCCCAGCCGCGCTTCTGCATTTCCTCCCATATACGCGCGAGAGGAATCTGGGTGCCGGTGGTCGTGAATTTGCTTTTCTTCAGAGCCTCGTCCAGCCAGAGTAAGGACATGGACTCTGCGATGGGCTCTGTGCTGATCTGCTGCCAGTTCCAGCCAGCGTGGTAGTATTGCGAAGTGTTGTAGAAAGCCTTGCCGTCCAGCTGGCCGTAGGCATTCTTGAGTTTGAGCTTGCGTACAATCGTCTCAAGCAAAGCCTGTACCATTTCGGCGTTAGGCATCAGCGGCAGCGGGGCTTGCAAGAACCAGACCGCATGAGTGCCGCCGGAGTAGGAGGAGCTGATGAAGTTGGGCTTGATAACGAGCTTTGCGGTCTTCTTCATACGCTCCTCGTCAGTCATCACCATATCATAATCAGCCACCACGGCTATCATGCTGACGGCCGGATTCTCGCGGCTCACCATCTCCTGCTTGTTCATGCCGCGGATGCCGCTGAACAGGCAATCTTTCGTAGCGGGGTTGCAGATGTAGGAGCGGTAGGCGGCTTTATCGCGGAGCTTGTCATGGGCGATTACGCGCTGTTCCCAAGGCTGGCCGAAGCTCACGGCAGAGGCCATCAGGTTCGGGCGCATTGGCAAGGCCGGGAAGCCGGCAAAGGCATCGGCAAAGGCATCGGCAAAGGCATCAGCAGAGGCATCAGCAGAGGTATCAGCTGAGGTATCAGACATTGCATCCACATTGCATTTTGCATTGTTCTGCATTGCATCCACATTGCATTTTGCATTGTTCTGCATTGCATCCACATTGCATTTTGCATTGTTCTGCATTGCATCCACATTGCAATTTGCATTGTCCTGCATTGTCTCCGCATTGCAATTTGCATTGTCCTGCATTGTCTCTGCATTGCATTTTGCATTGTCTTGCATTGTCTCTGCATTGTCAGATGCCCATTTTTCTCGGTAGGCTCGTGCATTAAGGGTGGAAATCTTGAGCCCAAAATGCTCGGCAGTCTGCTTGTAGCTGCGGCAAGTGAGGTAGAATTCACGCACCAAAGCCCAGTCCGTAGACTGAGCCTGGGCGTTGTTGCTGTTGGAAGGATTTGAGTCCATTGTGGTCATTTGGTGTAAAAGGTTGATGAGGTGGTTTCAGCTGCGAGGGGTAGTCCCTCCAGCCACTCTGGTGCGATGGTCATGATGCGCTGCACATCCTTTAGCGCGGTGTCAACTTTTTCGGTCGGCACTTCCACTACCACCTCGTCATGGATGTGCATCACAACTCGATACCCGGCGGCATCCAGATTCAGCAGGATCTCGCCCAGTACATCGCGAGCGGTGGCCGATGTCAGGTTCTCTGCCAGCTTGCCATCAAAAAAGGCGCAGCGCTTGCCTTGTACTTCTGCGCTCATGCCTTTTGGGGTCATGGCAAGATTGCGGTAGTAAAGAGAGCGGCCAGAGGGCAGCGGCAGAGCGAAGCAAGCCTTGCCTTTGTTCACATTAAAGGCATGGTCCAGCTTAGCCCAGAGCTTAGTGATAAGGCGGTTGCTGTTACGGAAGTCTCTCACGATGCGCTCAGCTTCGCGCTCCGAGATATCCAGCCCCGCCATCGTCTTGGCAATCCTGACGAACACCTTAGCACCGGCGCCATAGCCCAGCCCCAGCACACGAGCCTTGGCCAGTCGGTACAGGTCAGGATTAGCGTGCTTCAGGGGCTCGCTGCCAGTATATCCCATAGTGGCGCGGGCGTGGGCTTCGTAGACCGATATGCCTTTCTCCAGCTCCTCCATCATGGCGTTGTCACCCGCCAGCCAAGATAAGACACGTTGCTCAATCTGGCCAAGGTCGCTAATGATGAACGTATGGCCGGGGCGCGGTACAATCATCTTGCGCAGATCTACGCCGAATTGAGCTACGCGCGGCAAGTTCTGGATGTTGAAGCCACCATCGCCACTCCAGCGGCCTGTGTGAGCGCCGAAGTATTTGAGCCCATAGCAGAATGTGCCGTCCGGGCGAATGCGGCTCTCAAGGGTTTCCAATTTCTTGTACAGCGTGTTGGCTTTGCGATAGTCACGCATTGCGCCCACCCAAGGAAACTGCTCGCCGTATTTCTCCTCCCAGGCAGTACAGCTGTCGGAGTCCTGAGCGAGTGAATCAGGTGCTGATATGCCGGCTTTGGCGCATTCCAATTTCAGATTCTTCAGCGACAGGATAGGCTTGCTGCCATCAGCCCACGGAATCTTGCTGACGGCTTCATCCATCACGCGCAGGAGCTTCTGCTTACCCTCGGCCAGTAGCTTCTGATCCACGTACACGCCATAGTCGCACATGTTGCGGGTTAAGGCTGACAGCCTGCGTTCCTTGTCGCTCCAAAGGGAACCGAGCTTGGAGTACAGATGGTAGCAGTACCAAGAGTCTTTCAGGCAATACTCGCCAAGCTCCTTGGCCATGCCCAAACGCACAGCGTCTGCCCACGTCTTGTCTTTCATGTCGGTGCGGGTTTCCTTGCTGATGCTGATGCCAAAGGCTCCCTCCACAGATGCCTTCAGCGAGCGGCCGTAGCTGAGCGCACTAGCCATATCGGCGGTGCATACCCAGTCCACCTGCAGCTCTGCCGGGACGATACCAAGCTCGCGCAGCCTCTCGAAGCATGCGCGGTCAAAGCGGGCGTTGTGGGCGCAGAGCGTGCAGCCCTCAAGCATCTGCCAGTCGAAGTCTTCCGGCTTACCTACATACGCAAACTCTCCATCTGATTCAGGAGAATAGATAGAGACGAGGTAGATAGAGGCCGCAGGATCACGCAGATAGTGATACAGGCCGTGGGTGTCGATGCTCAGCTCCTTGCCGTAGTAAGTCTCGAAGTCTATCGCAAAGACCTTGCCTTTCTTCGATTCGGTCTTAGGCTTCATACTCGTACACCTCCTTTGCTGTTACAGGTTGAAAGCCGGGGTAGTAGACACCCGGATGCAGGATACAGGGCTGAATCTGGTCATTCACTTTGCCCCAGACAAGATGGAACGAGCAAATGGCATCCCCCAAATCAGAATGGGGGATGCTGAACTCGTCCCGATTGCCAGCGATAGAAAGCTGGTGCTTCGGGTAATAGCTCATCAGGCGTTCTCCTTTCTATCAATCTTTGCCTTTTCATCGGCTTCACGTGCAGCCTTGATGGCTTCGTGGCACAGGGCAGACAGGCGCATCTCGCGCTTGGTAACTTCCTCGATGGCCTTGGTCAGACGTTCATACTTCTTCGTGTTACCACGCAGCCCGGCTTCGGCTTTGGCACAGGTTAAGCGCAGGCTCAGGAGGCTCAGCGAGCGGGCTTCGGTCGCATAGGCATGGGCGAGGTCATCCTCGCTGCTATGCGATTCTGAATACAGGCAGCAGATAAGGTTCCAGCCTTTTACACGATTTGCCTTGGCTACGGCCTCAGCACCTACTTCCTCAGCTATTTTAGTAAGGTTCTTTATGTCCATTTTGCAGATGGGCCGTTGGTTTCCCGGCCTATTTGCAACCATCGCGTGAGCGCCAAAAATCCGACCAATTTTTTGCACAAAAAATCCCCGACCGGGGGATTGCTTCATTTCAGCTTCCACAGGTCGGGGCGCAGAAAAATAATTTCAAAAAATATTCAGTGTATTTTCAATGTGTTACGAAAAATCATGACGCTTTCAGCTTCCATCGGGGGGCTGAGGGTATATGCAAGCTAAATTATCAACATCCCGATACATAGGCGACCTCAGCATCGCTGGAGTCGATATCTACAAGCAGCAGGATTTCAAGTCCAACGCCGAATACCAGCTGAACCGCATCATAGTAGCTCGTGTTGCTAAGATGATTAAGCAAAACTCATCCTTGCTCGAATACGGCTGGGATATTGTATCAGAGGCCTACAAGAACTGCAAGCGGAATAATAGCTACCACCCGGACATGGATATTCCTCTTGCTTTCGTTATGGTGAAGAATGAAGTTACAGACATTGTACGCCGGATTACCGAACCCAACCGATCTAGCTCTATTCGTCTTGACTCAAAACGGGCTGGCCATGAAAGCCTCGATGCCGAGATAGATGAAAAGGGTGATGGTAAGGCCGTGGCTCGCCATGAGCTTATCGCTGATGATAAATCAGAATCACCGAGCGAATATGTGGATAGGTGGATGCGACAGACCGCAGTCCACAAGGCCATGCGGAAAGCACTTTCAGAAAAAGAGCAAAAAGTTATGGCCCTTGCTGAGAAAGGCCATAACTTTGAAGAAATTGGCAGGTTGACAGGGATGAGCGGTTCTTATGCCCGCAGACTGTGTAAGGCGGCGCTTGTCAAACTCGGCAAGGAGCTTGGCACGCAGCCCGACTTATCCTACACACCTTAATCGTTATCCTCGCTGCACGCTCCGAAAGTGAGGCGGTATTCCTTAGTCTTGCTCTTTGCGGTTTCTTCGGTTGCTTCATAAAACGACTCCTGAATCCCAAAGAAGCGAGACAAGGCTACCGCCAAACGGCTATACGCAGAAGATTTCTTGGAGTCTAATCTCCATCCTTGCTTGCGATTCCCGAGATAGCAATCGACTTTGATTAGCTCTCGCAACAGCTTTCGATTAGCGTTGGTGTCAGCCTTATTCGGATCATCCTGACGGAACATCTGAAGCTCATCGTAGGCAAAGGTTCTATCCATAGTACCATACACGATGCGACAGGTGCGCGCATGCATGAAGATACGCACATCGCGGAATGTGGTCTTAAAGGGCGGCATCTGCGGCCAGAATTGCCTGATGCCTTTTTCCTCTGGGTACTGCGCTTGCTGTACGGTGTCCAGATTTTCATCCATCAGTTGCAGCTTGCCGCCAAGATAGCAAAGAATGTTGCCAAGGAAGTAACATTGAAGCTGTCCTGTTGATACCATGTCCTCATATTCTTCCGGCGGTTGCTGATCCATAGAGAAGAATACCAAGCGACCATTGATGGCTGCTTCTTCCTTATTGCTGCGGAGTACATAGGTAAAAGCCTTGTCGTTTCTTTCACCTGATACATACAGGTAGAGCAAGCATCGCTTGGCAAAGTTCTCGCCAAGATTATACACGCCGGAATTGGAGGGCGAAATTGCGGAAACTCGCTTGGAGTTATGGAAGAGGGCAGATTGTATAGCTCTTACCATCTTTACCTTGTCCAGCGTCTTGATTTCAAGTTCATCCTCACGAATCTTGCCGTTAGAGGTAGTGGGGCTTTCTTGAGCGCTATCGTAGTAATAGTATGTGACACCAATCTTACAAACGTCCCACAATCTACCATTCGGGTCGTACCATTCGTCTGAGGTCGTAGGGTTCTTGTCATCGATTAGGTATCCATCTACAAACTCGGCTACTCTTCGTGAGAACTGACCGAAGAGATAGTTGCGAGTCATTTTCCCCATACGCCATGCTCTGTGAACTTCTTTCCAGAACAGCACATTGTCAACATCTGCCTGTTGAGCCTCTTCATCAGAGCAAACAGGCAGCACCGGGGGTACATAGCCATTTTCAAAGCCACGTCTTCTGAGCCACTCGCGGACAATCGAGGTATATTTACCTTTGCCAACAGTAAGTCCGTTACTGGTGTTGAGCTTTACCGATACCGAATTGCTCCTGCCCGTAACTGAATCGTATATTCCCAGTTCCATTTGGAGCCCCAGAAGTTCTGTATGATAGTACTTCCGCTGCCATTGTTCGCACAGGTCTTGTGTGCTGGATAAGCGGTGGTATATCTTTTGCCCGCCGTCAAGCTCGCGCATTTGAATCCCCTTAACGACAACCCTGCTGATACTGGCACTCATATCCCCGCGTTCCAAGGCCGTGGCCATGTCTTTTTCTCGAATCGGGTTGAAGTTGAAAACGGGACTATCCACAAAATGGGCATCCTCTCCAAAAAGCAATTTGCTGAACACCTTGTGATAAAGGGTGGTCTGCCATGTACTGGCGGCTTTTATACGAAGCACCTTGTACTTGCCATCCATGACCACTACGTTACGAGTGAGCGGATAGTAGTCCATGCACACAATCTCATCTTTTTGCGGATCGAAGGATTCAATACGCAGCTTACGCCCACCATGTTCAATCACAAACCAGATGGATTGTTCTTTCTCAGAGGGGTACATGAAGATGCGGCAACGTGACTTGTATTGTTCTTCAGCGAAGGCATCGGTGATTTCCTTTTCTGCATCTTGAAGCCCAGCCTTGATAGCCTCTTGGTCTACTGTCAGATAGAGGTTATTGTCAGCGTCATCTTCTTCGATGTCTGACTCCTGGTGTTCCTCTTCCGAGTCGGTGCCGGAGATTCCACTATTCTTCCCTTGTTCCTTTTTATCTACGCGCCAAGGGAACTCTTTATATGACTTGGAATCCATTGCAGCCATTCTGCCCAGAATGAAACTGAGTTCATCTGCGGCACTTTCTGTTAATACTAGAGCAACGGCGCGGTCTTCATCGACCTCAAGAACCACACCCAGCTTAGCTATACTAGCCGAGTATCGATTCAACATGCCGTCAAGCTCCATGCGAGCTGTTTCGTAATGCTCCGACAGCGTTACGATGTCATCCAGCTGTTCGCCAAGTTCCTGCTCATTGGGGATATCGTTATCCAAGTTCATGAGCACATTGGCTAAGTCCTCATAGGGAATGGGGGTATCGCTATCGGCTTCGGGTAGTTCCAGCTTGTGGCTGGTCAGGAAGTCCTGATAGTGATTGAAAAGCACGAGCAGAGTTACACGAGACATTCGTCGGAAAATGCCTTTATCTGCGAAGTGCTGAATTATTTTAGTTTTAGTCATGAAGAGGTGATTTTAAGCCCTTTATTTCTCCTTGTCAAGTGGACGGGGCTAGGGAAGACAGAGAAAGATTGTAAAAAGTTGGTCGGATTTTGTCAGCTCGCACAATGTTTGGTAGTAGATGAAACTTCTACATTACCAAAAAGACCACGCCGAGAGCATCGAACGCGCTCTCCTCAGCCCGAACCGAGTAGCACTCGATGCCAGCGACCCCGGCACAGGCAAGACCTATATCGGCTGCGAAGTAGCTGCCCGCCTCGGTATCCCCACCATCATCCTCACCCCCAAGGCAACTGTGCCGAGCTGGGAAAAGGTATGCAAGCTTGCCGGAATCAAGCCGCTCCTTGTCACCAACTACGAGAACATCCGCAGGGGCAAGCTGGATATCTGCCGTAAGACCGACACCGGCTATGAGTGGCACGTCCCGCACGAGACACTTATCATCTTTGACGAGTGCCAGAAGTGTAAGGGGCGTGACTCCCTCAACGCTCGCTTACTCATCGGAGCCCGCGCTCGTCATTGCCGCATCCTCCTGTGCTCAGCCACCGCCGCCAGCAACCCGCTTGAAATGCGAGCCCTCGGCTTCGCTCTTGGCCTCCACAACCTGTACAACTACTGGTACTGGGCTAAGCGGAATGGCGTGCGTGAGGGCTTCTTCGGCATGGAGTTCAGCGGCGATGAAGAGTGCTTGCGCCAACTGCACAACGCTATCTTCCCGCTGCGTGGTAGCCGCCTCCGCATCGCCGATATCCCGGACTTCCCAGAAACCATCATCGAGCCCGCCATTGTTGAGACTGGTAAGGCCAAGGCGATTCAGGACGAGTACGACAACCTGAAGTACGAGCTGCGCAAGGCAGAACGTGAAGCTGATGGTAACAAGCTCGATGAGATTGCCGAAGCCCTGGGCTCGAAGAAAGCCAGCCACCTGACGCTTGTCCTCCGCGCCCGCCAAGCCATCGAGCTGCACAAAGTGCCGGCTATGGTGGAAATGACCAAGACAGCTATCGAAGAGGGGCAGAGCGTGGTCCTGTTGGTGAACTTCACCGAAACCATCTGCGCTCTGGCGGCGAAGCTCAACTGCTCCGACATCATCTGTGGTGGCCAGTCTGCGGAAGAACGCCAGTCCGTTATCGACCGCTTCCAGCGCAACGAGATTCCGGTCGTCATTGCCAACATTCAGGCTGGTGGCGTGGGCGTGAGTCTGCACGACCCTACAGGCAAGCGCTCCCGCCTGAGCATCATATCGCCCACATTCTCCGCTGCTGATCTGCGCCAGGCACTTGGCCGAGTGCATCGAGCCGGTGGTGCTGCCAGCATCCAGAAGATTTGCTTCGCCGCTGGTACTTGCGAGGAACACACAGCTCAGGTCTGCGCTTCCAAGCTCGCGCACATTGACCTGCTTAACGATGGCGATATGCAACCCTTTCCCATTCAATGATAACGATTTCCCCTTAACCCAAAAATCAATCAATATGGATACAACCGACATTGAAAAGATGAAAGCCCTCGGCCATGTGATACGCCACTTGGCCTACATGGAGGGAGTGATGGAGACAAAGAGCAACAACGCACGCAACTACGAGATGCGTAGCTTTTACTCCGAACTGAAAGACATGTGCGAGGATGTGGTGCTGCGCTTGCAGTCACGCATCGAAAGCATCGGTAACGAGCCTGATAGAGAGGAGCTGTTCCCCAATGGCTAAGCACGCAAGACACTCTCCGTCCTCACTCGGCTACAAGGAAATATGCCCGGCCTTTTACGGCAAGAGCGGCACCAACGCCGCCGCCGAAGAGGGTACGCTCATGCACGAGGCTCTGGAGACGGATGACTACTCGAAGCTCAATGAAGAGCAAGCCTTCCTCTGCGGGCTCTGCCGAGACTACCGCGATGGCGAGCTGGCTAAGCTGGAGAACCCGGTGCAGTATCGCGAGCTTCGCCTTACCATCGCTGACGGCCTCACCTATGGTACAGCCGACTTTGTTGCGGTGGCCGGAAAGGTGGGCGTGTTGATGGACTGGAAGTTCGGCTACGGCGCCATCGAACCTGCAGAATCGAATGCACAGGGCTGTGCCTATGCGCTCGGCGTGTTCGAGAAGTTCCCGGAGCTGGAGGAGCTTAGCGTTCATTTCGTTCAGCCCCGCCGCCAGTACATCAGCACTCACACCTACACCCGCGAGGACACCGAGCGCATGAGTCTCCGCATTGACACCATAGTCCGCAGAGCCAATGCCAAGAACAAGGAGGAGCAACCGGGGCAGCAATGCTGCTACTGCCGCAAGCAGGCTACCTGCAAGGCTCTCCGCAACCTTGCGCTGCCCATCGCCAGCCGCTACGCCGGACTCGCTATCCCCGAGGAGCTTCACCCCTCCAACATCTCCGACCCGCGCATGATGGCTCAATGCCTCGACTGTGCCAAGGTGCTCAAGGAATGGATTGACTCTGTCAACTTCCACGCCATCGACATGGCTCTCAATGGTGCTGAGATCCCCGGCTACAAGCTCGCCAATCGTGCTGGTCGCCGCACCATCTCCGATGCACTCGCAGCCTTTGGCGCGGTAAAGGACAAGATTTCACCCGAGACGTTTATCGAATGCTGCGGCAGCGTGAGCATCGATGCCCTCGGTAACAAGATTTCCGCTATTGCTCCTCGCGGGCAGAAGCAGAAAAGCAAGGATGAACTCGTCTCTCAGCTCACGGAGGACGGAATCATCACGACAGGTGCGCCGAGCAAGTACCTCAAGCGCATTTAACCCCAAGACAATCAAACCTAATCAACCCAAATCAAGTAATCATTATGGCTAAAATCAAAGCATACGACATCAACGGCTCTGAGGGTCAGACCTCGGAGGTTATCAGCCCCGCTACTACCACCGCAACCACCACCGAGCTTGCCGCTCCCCAGTCTGCCACCCTTGGCACCATTGCCGGGGAGATTGAGCGTGACGATATCGTCATCCCTCGTCTCAATCTTGTGCAGAACGTAGGCAGTCTCGCTGAGTTGTTCAATGGCGGCGATCTGGTGCTCAACAAGGAAGTGGTGCTGCCCGCTCCCTTGGAACTCACCATCCTGTCAGCCCGCAAGCAGTTCGTGCAGAATCTCGACTTCGATTCTGACGAGAAGCCCCAGGTGTACAACACGCTTGAGGAAGTGCATGCCGCTGGCGGTACGATTGAGTGGGTGGGCAACCAGAAGCCCAGCTTCACCCCGGTGCTGCACGTGAACCTCGTGTTCAAAGCCCCCGCCGGGCTCGATTATGCGCTGCCGCTTGAGTACAACGGCGATGCTTATGGGCTGGCCGTCTGGACGCTGCGTGGTGTGGCTTATACACGCGCTGGTAAGAACATCCTGACCGCAGCGAAGTTCGCTCTGCGCGATGGCCTGTTCAACGGCAAGTGGGAGCTTACGAGCAAGCGCGAGAAGTTCGGTCGCAACAGCGTGTTTGTGCCGGTACTGCGAAATGTTGGACGTAATACGCCTGACTTCGTGAACTACCTCCGCACGATCGGCTGATAGAAACAGGAACCCTAGGGGCGGGTAGGCGCGTGTCTGCCCGCTCCCTGTAATCCCCTTACTTTAGCTCAACTCATGAAGCAAATTGGTATCACTCCCCTTGGTCACACCAAGGCTCACGACAAGCTGGCAAAAGCGCTTGCCCCGCTGATTCTGCGCATGCTGAAAAATCCCAATATTGTGTTTGTGCGACCGATAGGCACAAAGTCCCCACCTCATTAAAAATCAGCGAGTTAAATACAAGAAAAATATAGACAAATAGCTCAATCTGTGCTAAAGTATAGGGTACACTAAAGATTTACTATTAAGCCTTTACAACAACAAGCATGAGTCAAACCATCACAAAACTGACACCAGAGGAAGGAGCTGCCCGCATAGCCGCTTTGCAGGATATGAAAGTCCGCGAACTCCGGCGCGAGTGGGTACTCCTATTCGGGAATCAACCCTATACGACCAGAAATCGCCAGTTCCTCATCAAGAGGCTGACGTGGAGAATCAATACCCTCATCAACGGAGGGATATCCGAGCGAGCAATGAAACGAGCCCACGAGATTGCAGACGAGACTCTCATCCGGCTGAAGCCTCGCCGATTCAATGTAAAGCCGATGGAGGTAGTCGATACCAGTCATCCTGAGAATAACCACGCCAATACGCCCGCAACCAATCTACCTGTCGGCACAATCATACGCCGCCTGTACAAAGGCAAGTACCACGAGGTCACAGTCATCGGCAAAAACATGTTCGCATACGATGGCGTGAAGTACGACAACCTGACCGCGATTGCTTGGAAAATCTGCGGCTACGCCAAAAGCGGCAACTACTTCTTTAACCTCCCCATGACTCCCAGAAATGATGACAACAAGTAATCCAGTAATGCCAACAAAGCGGTGTGCTATCTACACCCGCAAATCCATTGCCAAAGGGCTCGACCAAGAATACAACTCTCTTGATGCCCAATTCGACATGTGCATGGATTGCATACGCCGCCATGAAAAAGACGGATGGGTGTTCGTAGCTTCATTCGTAGATGCGGCGGTGAGTGGCACCACCGTACACCGCGACCAGCTCAACATGCTCCGACATCAGGTTAGAGCTGGCGAGATTGATTGTGTAGTGGTGTACAAGCTCGACCGACTGAGCCGAGACTTAGGCGACTTCACCACGCTGATGAAGGAGTTTAGTGACCACAATGTGGCATTTGTCAGCGCCACCCAGTCCATTGAAACGCACACGCCGGAGGGTAAGCTTTCCATGAACATGATGGCCGTGGTTGCCGACTACGAAGCCGCCATCATCCGTTCCCGACTCAGGGATAAAATCAACGCCTGTAAAGCACAAGGCCGTTGGGTATGTGGTAGTGCGCCCTACGGATACAAATGGCATGAAAAGAAGCTCGTGGTCGATAGGCTGGAATCTGCTACTGTCCGCTACATCCACGAGCTATATATAGGAGGCAAAGGCCCAGTAGTCATTGCCCGGCAACTCAATAAAGAGAAACGGCTGTACCGCAAGAACAAGGATAGCGGTGAGCGTATACCTTGGAACAGCCAGACGATTAAGCGTATCCTCACTCACTACGTCTACGCTGGCTATGTGAAGACTGATTCTGGACTCATTCAAGGCATCCACCAGCCAATCATTGACCAAGAGACGTACGAAAAAACGTGCCAGAGAAATAATGAAGCACGAGAGCTGCGCAGCGGGCTGGATCAGAAAGAACACAAGGTTATCTACCCACTCAAAGGGATTCTGAAATGCGGCAAATGCGGAAGGCTATATCTTGGCACATACACCATCAAACGTGGAGTAATGCGCCGCTATTACACCTGTGCAGCCAACAGGCACGACTATTTGCAGGGCTGCGCCTCCCCTCACTTCGGAGCAGACCAGATTGAGGAATTGTTGAAAGGCTATATCCTGCGATTCAGGGACAGCCCCCAGGTACTGGCAGCTCTTATCCGGCAGCTTCCCGATGAAGACGCCGGGCGAATCGCAGACGCGCTCTACAGCATCGACTCGGCATTAGGTGACTCAACCCCGCGAGAATTGCAAAAAGTATTCCAAGCCGCATTTGAAAGCATCGTTATCAATGACAATGGAGAGCAGTTGGACGTGACCCTCAAGAAAGGACTCGAATAAGATGAAACAAGAATCAAGACAAGACACGATATCGCTGAACACGCTCCGGCGCACCAGAAAGGAACCCGAGCCGCAGGTTCAGGTGGAACTACCAAACATTCATGCAAAATCAGCGCCGGGTATGGTGGTTCCCCAGGCAAATTGCGATTTTTCCATCCCCATCATCTTCGAGCGCAATGAGGAGAATGTTCGTATTGTACGGCTGCGTACCAAGATGGATGACTATATTGCCCAACGCAAGACAATGCGAGTCCCGACAAACAGGGCAATCAAAATGGCCAACGCCATCATTCTTGAGGAATACCTGACCACCGGGAAATACGGCTCAGCCTCGAAGTGTGCG